GAACGCCTTTGGAATTTATTTGCTTCATCTTCTTATAATGATGCTGAAGGTATGCTTGATTTACATGAACAAGGTGTATTAAGTTTTTGCAGTATGTTAATCAGTGGAGATTCTTTCGTTGTTTTACCAAAAATTAGTTTACCACACCTAACACCATTTGATTTAAAAATCAAAGTTTTAGAAGCTGATGTAATTTGTAGTCCTAATAAATTAGAATATGATGCAAAAATAATAGATGGTGTAGAAGTAAATAATTACGGCTTCCCTATAAAATACTGGAAAGGTATTTCTAAAGATAATAGTTATAATTTTCAATCTTGGGAGAGTTTACCAAGATTTAATAAAGATAATTTACCGAATATATTACATTTAATGAGGAAAAATAGACCGTCACAACATAGGGGTATCCCGTTATTAGCTCCATTAGTAGAGGATATTAAACAAATTTCAAGATATAAAAAAGCTGAAGTAGATGCCGCTATTTTAAATTCTTTATTCACTATTTTTGTAAAATCTTCTGCAAATTCTTATCCAGTATTACAAGGTGGTTTTGATAGTTCTTTCGGCAATCCATTAACAGCAAACACTATAACGCAACAATCTCCCCCAGTGGATACATCAAAACTTTATAAAATGGGTTCTGGGAATATTATAGAAATGGAATCGGGACAATCTATAGAAATGGGAGATCCAAAACATCCGATTATAGGTTTTGACAAATTTCTAACTTCTATTGTTGAAGGAATTGGTGCTTCTGTTGGAATACCATATGAAATGCTTTTAATGAGATGGAACTCTTCTTTTAGTGCGTCAAAAGCATGTTTACAAGAGGCATGGAAAACTATTTTAAAATTTAGAGCATTTATGATTCGTAAATATTATAATCCAATTTACGAAGTATGGCTTCAAGAAGTAATTCAAAAAAAATTGATTGAAGCTGAAGGATTTTTAACTGATTTAACTAAAAGAAATGCTTGGTTGAAATGTTCTTGGATTGGTGCTGGACAAGGCATGATAGATCCTTTTAAAGAAACAAGATCTGCTGTTGAACGCATACGCCACAATATTTCAACATACGAAAAAGAATATGAAAACTTAAATAATAGTGGTGTCGGTGGTAATGATTGGTATGGTGCAATGAGAAATTTACAAAAAGAACAAGAATATATTAAGGAATTAAAATTAGATTTAATTGACGGTGCAGGAGATAGTACCAATTCAAACCAAAACAACGAACAAAAAACTGGTAAAGTAACACCAGAACCATTAAAACCTTTTAAATCAATATAGGAAATAAAAATATGCTATTAAATGCTTTTTTAAATGGTACATGGTGTATCTCTCCAGAGGTTGGACAGGCTTTGTTAGATATTTTAGCAAAATTGCCTCCAACATTCACACACGAAGAAGTTAAAACTTTAATGCATGGACAAGGTGCATTTCTTGGGACAAATAAAAACCAAGCTGAATCATTACAAACAGTATTATCTGGCAATCTAACCAAAACTGTTTCAATTTCAGGCATATCTTCTGATTTATATTTATATCAATCTGTGGCTATAGTACCAATTTTAGGCGTTATACATCCACGCAGTATTAATTTAGGAAGTATGAGTTCTGGGGTTACTTTGGAAGAATTGACCGCAACTTTAGATATTTTATGTAAAGATACCAGAGTACGTTCTATAGTATTATTTTTTGATACTCCCGGGGGAGATGCTACATTAGTGGCTAATGCTGCAAATTATATTAAAAAAGTAGATCAAATCAAACCAGTTTATGCATATATTGGAGATCTTTGTGCTTCTGCTGGGTATTGGCTTTCCAGTGCTTGTAGAGAAATTGTAGGAAGCCCAACGGCTTCTGTAGGCTCTATTGGTGCAGTAAGTGTAATTAGAACAAAAAAATCTGATGATAAAGAATATTATGAGATTGTTAGTACACAATCTCCATATAAAAGAGTAGATCCATCGACTGAAAATGGTTTATCGTATTTACAGGAAAGAATAGATAAACTTGCGGATATATTTATCTCTTCTGTGGCTTTAAATCGTGGATTAGATAAACAAGAAATTTTAAATACACAAGGAAAAATATTTCTTGGAGATACTAATATACAATATAAATTAATTGACAAAATACAAGATTTTACTGAATTTTTACAAACTTTAATAAATAAGGATGATCTAATGGATTTAGAACAATTAACCGCAAAATTTAATGAGATGGAAACAGCAACACAAGCAAAATTTGAAGAATTGCAGAAAGTTTCTACTGAACAAACGAAAGTATTAATTGAAAAAGTAGAACAACTATCTACACAGCTTACTTCATTAGTAGAAAAGGACAATAAACACGTATTGAAATTTTTGCAAGATACACCATATAAAGCAAAAGTAACGACCGCTGGAGAAGAAGAAGAATATTTTCTTTCTCTTGACGCTGTAAAAAAAGCATTTAATAGATAATTTTAACATACTAATAAGATAAGGAAATTTTTATGGCAACTTTAACCGATTCTTTTACACCAGATAATTTAATCTCTGGGGATTTTCCGCTAAAAACTATGGAGTGTAGAGTACCGCCTTCAACTTCGGCATTATTACGTAATACAGCAATGTGTTTAGTAACACCTAATATTCCAACAACTGGTACAGCTAAGGTAGGTAATACTGGTAATGGAACTATGATACTGGTCACTGGTACACCATTTACCCAATCTGGGATTTATACAATTACTTGTACTGTTGCTACTACTAATGGTGGAACATTTAAAGTGGTATCACCAAATGGAACTATATTGGGTTATGCTACAGTAGGTACAAGATTTACTTGTTCAGAACTTGATTTTAACCTTAATGATGGTGCTACAGATTTTATTGTTGGAGATCAATTTACAGTAACTGTAGTTGTCGGAAATAATGCTGTATCAGCATATGTTTCGGGCGGAACTAATGATACATTTTATGGTATTTTAGCTGAAGATTTTGCTGGCTCTGTTGGTTTAACACAAGATACAAAATGTGTACTATATATTACTGGCGAATTTAATATGAATGCTATTAAGTTTTTGGTTAACACTGATAACTGTCAAAAAATTCTTGTAGATGCAAGAAAACTTGGAATTTTATTTACTCCTTCCGTACAAGCATAGTGAGGTGAACAATGATTTCTTTATATGATTTAAGAAGTATGTTAAAGGTGGTTGAAACTCTTCCTCCTGTAAGAACATTTGTGAAAGATACATTTTTTAAAAAAGGCGAAGTTAGTTTAACTGACGCTGTCGACATTGATATTATTAAAGGAAAAAGAAAACTTGCTCCTTTTGTGTCTCCATTACGTCAAGGAAAATTAGTAGAACGTGATGGCTATACGACCAGAACTTTTAAACCTGCTTATGTAAAACCAAAAATGATAACAACTGTTGATGATATTCTAAAACGTTTAGCAGGAGAGCAAATTTATACGAATGATGTTTACTCAAAAATGCGTGATTTAGCATCTGCACGTTTAGCGAAAGATTTGCAACAATTAAATACTATGATTACACGTCGTGAAGAATGGATGGCTTGTAAAGCAATAACTGAAGGAAGTGTTCCAGTTGTTGGAGATGGTGTTAATGACTCTATTAGTTATTTATTTGATTCTTCACAGCTTCCAGTGTTTAGTGGCACAGCAAGATGGAATCAATCTACAACTTGTACACCAATTGCAGATTTAAAAAGATTAAAACGTGAAAGAGTTCAAAAATCTTTTGCTCCAAATATTTGCATTATGGGCACAGGGGCTATTGATAATTTTTTAAAAGCTGATGAAGTTATTGGTAATTCTACTGGTGGAAAAAATTTATTTAATATGACTAAAGTTAATATCGGTCAAATTGATATTAAAATTTTACCGGAAGGCGTTACTTATTATGGTAGATTAGAAGAAGTTGGATTAGATCTTTACTCTTATGAAGAATGGGTAGTTAATCCATTAACAGATGCATTAGAACCATTAATTCCAGAAAATGCTGTTATCTTAGGCTCCACCCAAGCGTTAGCTACATTTAATTATGGTGCAATTAAAGATCTTTCATGCTTAAATCCTTATGAAAGATTTCCTAAGTCATGGGAAGAAGAAGATCCTTCAGTTCGCTATTTAATGTTACAAAGTGCTCCATTGCCTATTTTAAATGAAGCTGATGCATGGGTTAGTGCGAGGGTTTACTAATGCGTAAAATAAAATTAACAAAATTATGTAATATTGACGGCATATATTACCAAAAAGATACCGTTTTAAGTATTGATGATAGTATTTGTAGTCAATTACTATTAAATAATGCGTGTGAACTACTTGAAAAAGATAATATAATCTCTCAAGTAATACAACAAGTATCATTGGAAGATGATTCTAAAAAATTTTTAAAAGATGTAAACCAACAAAATGAAAAGAATGCAGAAGAAGAAGAAGAACAAGAAAAAGATTCTTCCTCTTCTTCTTCTTCTTCTGAAGATTTTAAAACTTTTTTAGTAAACAGTAAAGTTTTAGATGATAATACTATTGATTTACTTGTATCTAAGTTTACAACAAAAGATGTATTCTTAAAAAGTAAATCAGAGGTATCAAAAATTCTTCCAAAGCAAGTTTATAAAAAATTGTTTAAGGAGGCTTTAAATGGCTAATGCCGTATATACCAAAGCCAAAACTGCATTTATGACTAAACTGGTTGATTTGAATGTTGACACAATTAGAGTATATTTAGTATCAGCTGGATATACAGCTAATATGCTAAATGATCAATTTCTATCCAGTGTACCAGTAGTAAACAGAGTTTCTTATGGTGATCTAACTGGAAAATCTGTTATAGATGGTGTGTTTGATGCATCAGATTTGACAATCGCTTCAGTAACTGGAAGTGCAATTACACAAGTTGTTGTTGTACAATATACAGGATCTGATGCAACGTCAAGATTATTATGGCGATATGATAATGGTACTGGCTTACCAGTAACGCCTAACGGTGGAGATATTACCATTACTTGGGATAATGGTGCTAATAAAATTTTAGCTTTTGTATAATAAATAAGAGATATTTCTTTGACTAATAAGAAATATCTCTTATAATTTTTTAGATAAAAAAAAAGAAAAATAGGGAACATATGGCAGTAATTTTAAATCCTCCAACACCGTTAGATCCTGCTACAGAAAATGTGTGGGGAACACAAGTTGCACAAACTATGAAAATTGTGCAAGGACTTAAATTAAGTGACACATCAAGTAACGCTTTATACATTGGAGACGGCACAACTCCCCCCAGTGGTGGAGAAATTTTTATTACTCAAGATATTGATAATAGAAATGTTGTATTAATGCGTTTTAACGATGGTGGTTTAGGAGTCGGAATGCTTGGAATATTACCTTATCAGAAGGTGGTTACTCAAAGCGATTTAGTTATTAATCCGACAAGTGGTACTATTTTTGATATTGAAATTAGCAGTAATTTAGCTTTTACTTTTACTGATATAACTGCGATAATTCCATTACAATATTATTATTTTTTGATAAAAAATACACACGCTACAGCAGATATAACTATCGCTATACCTAATATTTCTGGTGTAGATATTTATGCTCAAGCAACTATGACAATAGCTAAAAGTTCTTATAAAGAAGTTAGTTTATTTTATACTGGAACTAAAAGAATATGGCAAATTAGTGAACAGTTGGTGACACCATGAAACCTGTAATTCTTGGTAAAGAAAAATCTTTTTTAGCAAAAAGTACTCCTTGTATTATTCTGGTTGGGGAAGGGTTAAATAATAGTAGATTTGTTAATCTTGGTGTTTTTGATTTGACAAAAAATAGAGTTTGTGTGTCTCAACACGATACTACATTAACAAATAAAAATACTAAAACTATACATGTTGATGAAAGATATATTTATATATATTCTTCAAGTTATTTAGGTAGTTTTGACCAAAGCATAATTTTTGATTTAACCACATTTACTCAAATAGACCCTTTTTCATTTGATCTTATTACATATGCTCATTACGTAAAATTTATGCTTTCTGATAATCAATATCTGTATCTTTTTGGTGGTAATTCGTGGCATGTAAGAAGAGTGGATAAAGTTAATAAAACGTTTACAGATATTTCATTTGACGGTACTGCTTATAGTGGTGCTTTCTATAATAATTTTTTAATTGTTGGTGGTACATTTACAAGCCCTTATCAACATGTACTTAAGTTAAATAGAACAACATTAACAACAAGTCCGTTATTTAATGGAACACCACCAAATAGCGATATTTATGGTATTTCTGTATATGAAAATAAAGTTTATATAGCTGGTCAGTTTTCTTCTATTAATTCTACAAATGCTAAATATTTATATATTTACGATATGGTAACACAAGCTACCGTGCCTATTCCATTAAATAAAACGTGGGATTATGGGATCGAATACGCTTTTGAAACAGAGCATTATATTATAGTTTTGTGTAAACTAAGTGACGGTATAGACGTATACTATAAACCACCAAGATTTACAGCACAATGGGTACGAATTAATGTATCGAATATATCATCGGCTATACCAATACTAATTGGTGATGATTTATATTATGCTGGTGGGTCTAACTTATATAAACGAAATTTACTTAATGGGATAACTACAAATTACAATTTAAATAATGGCTTTACAACTTCTATGGTATTAGCAAATGTAATTCTACCTAAAATAGAACCGATGATTATCATTGGTAGTGATAATACAAATTCTTGTGTATTCTATGGGAGGGACTCACAGGCACAATTAACCGGGTATCCTGTATTTAATGGGATGACTAAAGGCATTGTAAGTGATGGATATATGGCATATTTTGCTGGTAATTTTACTGGTACAAATATGAATTATTTTTGTGCAATAAATTTATTAACAAAAGAATTAGTTCCATATAATGCAACATTTACAAAACAAAATGCTTGTATAACAGAGGATAGTCATTTTATTTATATGGGTACAGATTTATTAACAACAGCAAATGTGGCAATAGTAGATAAGCAAACGTTAACCAGAGTAAATAATCCTATTTCAGTATCTAATCATATAAAAACTATTAGAGTAGATAACCAATATATTTATATTGGTGGTCTATTCACAGGATTTTTTAAAATATTTGATAAAACTACATATCAAGAAATTGATTCTTCATGGGCTAACGTGAATAGTGCTGTATATGCCATTGATGTAGATGATGATTATATTTGTATTAGTGGGGGTTTTAGTGACATAACTTCTAAAGTAAAAGTTGTGAATAAATCCGATAAAACCTTAGTTACAGGCTTACCAGAATTTAATGCAGTGGCTTTCGTTATTAAAAGGCATAAATTCGCTATATTGGATAATCCTCCTTATGCAAATTATTTATATTTGGGTGGTACTTTTACTGGCACAAATATGAATAGGATTGCTTGTATAAATTTATCAAATAAAACATTAGTATCAGGAATATTATAAACAGTAGTAACAAATGCTATGTATGATATTGATTTTGATCTTGATCAATTTCATATTGCTGGTATGTTTACACAAGGATATTATTCAGCAAATAAAATAAATAAATTAACATATCAACATATTAACTTAAACAGAAGTGCTTACGCAGTATGCGTGACTAAAGGAGTTTAGAATGCCTTTTTATTATATAATAAAAAATAAAATTTATACCTATGAAGAAGAATTATCGAAAAATTTATATACTTATGAAAAATTGACAGAAGAGCAAACCACATTCTATCAACATTGTTTAGAAACTGACTATATACCAGAAATTTCAGAAATTTTACAATGTAAAAAACATGTATTACTTCCTCCAGTGATTGAACTTAATGAATTACGTGATATGAAGTTACGTGATTTAAAATCTTCATTTCAGATAAAACTGAATCAAGGCTTTACTTTTAAATTAAATAATAAAGAAATAACGGTAGACTGTAATGAGGAAGCTATCCAAAAACAATTAGCTGGTTTACAAATATATAAAGATATTGAAGATATTGATTTACAGGATATACATTTTAGAGATTATTATAATGACTGTTTTACCGTAACATATCCTGAATACAATAAAATTATCCAAGCTGTTTCAAAACATTATATTACACTACGTGAGCAATATTGGAAACTATATGATAAAATAGCTGAAGCAAAAACTGTTGAAGATTTACAAAATATTAAAGGCATTTTATAATGGGTAAATTATTTGGTAGTGGTACATTTGGTAGTAAGTTATTTGGTGGAGAGTTTGAAGAACAGTTTGTAACTGTAAATTCTTTA